ATTAGTTTTATTTACTGAAATAGAAAGAGACATCAAAGAATTTATTAGATTGTTGAAAGATTATTGTTATACTCATAATTGTGCAGGTTGTATTGTTCCAATGGAGAAACTCGCAGGAGATTTAAAATGAAAACAAAAAATGAAGAAAAAATTGATAAAACAAAAATCTCGCCAAAATATCCAAGCAATTATAAATATTATTATTGTCCATATTGTAAAGGACCAATATATCCTCCAATAGGACACCCAAGCGAGAAAGACTATTCCTATAAATGGTGTTGGGATTGTGGAAAAAAATTTGAAAAATGAAAACAAAAAGTAAAAAAATAGAATGTGATGATAGAGAAGACGCAGTTGTATTACAAATGTTACAATTAGAAAATGATATTGAAATCAAGCGTTTGAATTGTTGTGATTATAAATATAAAGAGTTATGTATAGAAAGAAAAACAATAAATGATTTTTGTTCAAGTATTGTTGATGGAAGAATTGTTAGTCAGGTTGAGAGAATGAACGAAAAATTTGATCATGTTTTCGTTATAGTTGTTGGCAGAATTAAAGACAGAACTGTTGATGTTCATGAAAATTGCATATTAGGAAAGATAACAAGCTTGATTATAAAACATAAATGTAATGTTTTGATGTGTGATGATGAGTTTCAATTTTGTTATTTAGTTAAAAGTTTGTGTGAGAAATATGAAAATAGTTTATAAGCAAAAGTGTGAAAATTGTAAAAGAGAAGTTGAATTTGAAGAAGATGTAATTATGAAAGTTTGTAGATGCGGAGAAACGATTGAAAGAGAAGAAAATGAATATATTTAAATTATATAATATTATAAAAAATTTTAAATATTATATATTCCATTATTAAATATGACAAAAATACCAAAATTTAATGTAACGCTTCCAGAAGAATATCCTCTTGTAGAAAATGTTGTAGGAAAAGCAAGAGAATTTATAAATAAAATAAGAACAAATATTAAAGGATATGCTTTATTTAAAAGTATGGGGATTAAACCAGATAAAATTTATTTATTACAAAGTGAACCAGGATTAGGAAAATCAATGGCTGTAAAAGCTTTAAACAATTCTATGAATCGCGGTGTTTATTTAAGATTAGAACAACTAGAACAAAATAATTTAAAAGATACTCAAACAGAAAAAAAGGTAGTTAAAAAAGATATTGAATTAACTGATTTTAATTTGGCGTTGCTTGAATATGATATAGGAAAATATGGAACTGCATATATAAATATGAGTAGTAGAATAATGCAATCTTTTTTTGATGGTGTTTTTTTATATTCTCAATTACAAATTCCTACAGTAGCTGTTTTAGATGAAGTTGATGTTTTACTTACTTCAAGGAAATCTACTATTCAATCTCATTCTGAAGATAGAAAAATTTTGGAAACTATTATGAAGAATTTACAAACTGCTCATGATTTAGATAATGTGTATGTAGTTATGATGACTAATGTTCCAGAAATTATGGATCCTGCAAGTATTAGAGCAGGGAGGATTGATAAAAGAATTACGTTTGATTTGCCTAATTCAATAGAAAGAAAGATTGCTTTTGATAATTCAATTGAACAAATAAATAAAAAAGCAAAATATAAAGTAATTAGAAACTATGATGCAAATAGATTAGCTGACTTGTCTAATGGATTTAATTATGCTGATATTTTTCAGTTAACAGAATCTGCTCTTAGAAAAAGAGTTATTAATTTAATTGAAACTAAAAAACCTGGAATAGTCAAAGCAGGATATATTAAACAAAGTAGTTTAGAAAAAGAAGTGTTGTCTCATAGAAAAGAGTTTAAAGAAAAAGAAAAGAAAAGTATTGGGTTTTGATAAATCTAATTATATAATTTATAATATTACATTTAAATATTATATATTTAATATATATTTATGAAAGATGAATTTGTTGCTAAATGTGTAACAATAAGAAAGGATCAGCAAGACTTTTTGAATTTAGAAAACGTGTTTAAATTAAGTAAGTTTTTGCAGATAAAGTTAGATGAATTTATAAAAATAAGAAAAGAATATAAACAGTTTATGGAGGAGACAAAACAATGAAAAAAAGAAGATTAATTGGAGACGAACTAAAAATGGCGATTGCTGGTTTGAAAAACAAAAATGAAGAAAGAAATTGGTTAGAATATCAGCTTCAATATTATGATTTGATGTTGAAAACAGGATTAGAAATGAATCATAAAAAGAACATAAGAGACTTCAAACAAAATAGAAATGAGTTTGAACAACAATTAGAAATGGTTAAAGCTACAACAAAAATTTTGAATGATCAAATTCGTAATGGTATTGAAATTAAAGAAAAGATAAAAACGGAAGTTGAAAGGAGGAAGAAAGAATAATGAAAGATTATAAGGATCTTAATAGTGTATCGCCTTTAGATTTATTTAATAAAAAAATTAGTGAATTTATGACAAAAATTACTAAGGAAAGAAAACCTTTTGATGAAGCTTGTGCAAGATTGGATTTTAGAGATAAGTTAGAAAATGCAGAAAAGGAAAGCGAAAGAATACACGGATTTGTTAAAACGGATGAAATAAATATTGAAATAGGAGATTTTGATAAATATGCAGATGCAGACAGATTTGAGTTAATAAGAACAGAAGATACATATGGCGACAAACTTTCAGAAGATGGAAAGAAAATACAAGGTATAATTGGATATACTGAAGATTATAAATGTAAACCGAGAAGACACGGAGTTTCGGTTTTTGTTCCGCTTGAAGGAAAAAAGATTGTAGAACATAGTAAAGGTAATAAAGGGGAGTAATAATTATATTATTTTATAAATATAAAATATAATTATGGTAAACCCAGTTGGTAATCCAAATATAAAAAATATTGGTTGGAAAAAAAAGGAAGATTGTTCAGAAGAACAATGGTCTAAACAAGAAGAATATAGAAGTAGACAAAAGGGTGTTCCTCATAAACGAATTTGGACAAAACAAAGATGTACTGAAGTTTTAGATGAATTACTTTCACATCTAAATAAAATTCTTAAAGAAGATAAAAAGTTAGAAGATGATAATCCCAAAAAATTAAAACAAGAAAATATTAGAGATTCTATAACGCTAATTAATAAAATTTTAGATGTTATGAGATATTTATATCCGCCAGTTCAACAAAATGTAAATGTTAATATTGAAACTACTTCTGATGCTGTTGTTGAAAGATTGAAAGCATGGAAGAAGAAAAAGAAAGTTTTTGTTATAGGAGAAGAAAATGCACAAGGGTGAATACATAGAATATCTTCAAAGCGATGATTGGAGAGAAAGAAGAAAAGTATTAATGGAAGAAGCAGATTGGCTTTGTTTTGAATGTGGAGATAAGGCAACTCAATTACATCATTTAAATTATGACAATCTTGGAGAAGAGGAGTTGGATACAGATGTAATTCCTTTATGTAAAGATTGTCACGATGCAATTCATGAAAAAGGAAATTATGGATACGAAGAATATAAAGGATATTGAAATTACATTAGAAGATTATTATGATCCAGTGGGATTTCAGGAATCTTATTTAAATCAACACCCTCATAAAAAACAACAAGAAGTTTTGTTAAGCAAAAGTAAAAACAAAATCATTGTTTGTGGAAGAAGAAGTGGTAAAAGTCAAATGGTTGCAGGAGAAATTATAAGAGGAGCAGTGTTGAAAATTTATAAATCTCAAATGGTTATTGCACCAACTTATAAACAGACTTTAATCGTTTATTATAAAATTACAGAGTTGATGGAAAAAGCTGGAGTATATGATGATATAGATAGAGTTTTATTATCGCCAAGACCAAAAATTATTTTTAAATGTGGCAGTTTTGTTGATTTTGGAAGTGCCGATAATCCAGATAGTTTAAGAGGAGAAGCATATGAAACATTGTTTAAAGACGAAAGTGCATTTATTAAAGAGGGAGCAAAGAATGCAATTAAACCATTGACTTATGATACTGGTGCTCCAATATGGGAGACTACAACCCCTTGGGGGAAGGGAGAAGTTTGGGAATTGTGGCAAAGAGGAATGAATGGCGATGAAGATTATGGATGTTTTCATTATAATTATAAAGATAATCCATATTTACATGCCGATGGGATTAAGGAGATTGAAAAGGATATTGCAGACTATGGAGAAGATAGCATGTATGTTCAAGCAGAAGTTTATGGCAATTTTATAGAAGATCAAGATGTTTATTTTAATAAAGAGTTAATAGAAAAATGTATTGAAGAATATGATATGCCATTAGACTATAATGGTAAATTGTTTTATTTTCTTGGTGTTGATTTTGCAAGAATGGGACAAGATAAAAGTGTATTTATAATATTAATGGGATTTGGCGACGGATTTAAAATAGCTGAAATTGTTGAAACAAAACATAGATTGTTAACTGATAGTGTGGGCAGAGTAATTAATTTGGATAATAATTATCATTTTGTCAAAGCATTTACAGATGAGACAGGCTTAGGAAGTGGCCCAACAGATGTACTTGTTGAGAAGTTTGGATATAGAGTTGAAGGGATGCATTTTACAACAAGGTCAAAGATGGATATTTATAGTAATCTTATAAAAATAATGTCACAAGGCAAACTTTATATACCGAATAATAAGAAATTGATATATGAGTTAATCGATTTGAGATATGAAATAATGTCATCTGGTGACATAAAGATACATCATAGTGAAAAAGGACATGATGATTATCCAGATGCATTGGCATTGGCTTGTTGGGCAGCAAAGGAAAATCTTGATTATTCCCCTACGTTAGGTTAAGTAATTATATAATTTAAAACATAATATTTAAAAATAAAATTTAATTATATTATATATGAATTGGAATCCATTTCAAACAAAAGTTAAAGAAAAGAGTATAATTGATAATTATAGTCCAAGTCTCTCATGTACTAGCGAAAATTTCTTAAAATTAACAGAACAATTTAAAGGAGAAATTGAACAAAATAAAATTAAGTTTCCAGCAGAATTAGGAGAAGCTCATCCATTTGATTTTGCAGAATTAGAAGGATTGTATAAGAAGTTTGGGTTCTTTACTGCTATTGTTGATAGATATGTTGATTTTGTTATTGGACCAGGTTTTTATATAACATGCGATGATGATAGAGGAAAGAAAATAATTGAAGATTTTATAAAAGATGTTGATTTAGATACTAAACTTAGACAATGGTGTAAAGAAGCACTGATTAAAGGAAATGGATTTATGGAAATTGGTGGCATTGTTAAAAAAGGCGTTTCTGGAATAAAAGTTCTTAATGCAAATTATATGTATGTTGACAGAGACAAAAAAGGTAAAGTAAAAGGATATAATCAATATAAGGGAGCATTTGATACATTCGCAAAAAATAAAGTTATTCCATTTAAACCATATCAAATTGCTCATGTTTCATTTAATATTATTGGTGATAGCGCATACGGAATGGGAATTGGTTATTCAACTTTACAATCTGTTAATTATTTATTACAACAACAAAAAGATTTACATCAAATTCAAAATAGGAAAGCAAATAGTCCTCTTCATGCTAAGTTAGGAAAAGTTGATAATAATATAAAAATTATTCCAAAACCAGAAGATATTACTGCTTTTGGAAAGAAAATGGAAAACATGTCTAATAAGACAGATTGGGCAACAGATGATTTAGTTGATTTAAGCGTGGTTGATTTTGGCAATATAGGTGAGAAGTTTGAAGCAGTTTTAGAGCACGATATTAATATGTTGATTTATGAATATCAAATACCTGCTGTGTTGATTGGTAAAGCTAATATTCCAGAAGGAATTGCTAAAGTTCAGATGGAATCGTTCCAAAGGAGAATACAAAGCATACAAGCTGAATTAGAAAAGATTATTGAACAAAATATTTTAAAGAGAGTTCTTGAAGTAAATGGATTAGATGTAGAAGTTGAGTTTGAATGGGGGATACCAAGTATTATGGAAATTGCAGGAAGAATGCAATTGATAAGTGATTTGGTTAAGTCACCAACAACATCTCTAGCAATGAAAAGCATATTAGAAGATGAATTAATAAGCTTACTTAAATTAAATGAAGACGACTGGGAAAAGTTAAAAGTAGAAATGGAACAAAAAGCAGATGAAGAAAGAGAAAGATTAGAAGGCAGACCACAACCTCTTGTTCCTGGACAAAATAAGAACTTTCCTCAAAAGGTTCAGCCAAAAGCTGAACAGCCAAAACAACCCAAACCAGAAGAATTCTTTAAATCGTTTATAGACATATTAGTTAAACAAGAAGAAAAGAGAAATGAACAATTAATTAAACAACAAGAATTATTATCGAATGAATCTAATAAAAAGAGAGAAGAAGATTCTGAATTCTTTAAAAACATAATGAAGCAAATGGTAGAAGATAGAAAAAATTCTATTGAGGAAGACAAAAAATTGATAAAGATTGAACAACCAATCAAACAAAAGAAAGAAAATAAGATAAAAAGAAAACTTAATAAGAAAGTAGGCTTATAGCCACCATTTAGAATAACGCGAAAAACAGAATCAATAGATAAAGAAATAGAATTAAAAGAATACGTAAAAAAAGTAGGAAATGAGTGGTGTGTATTTAGTCATCAAACAGGAAAGAAATTTGGTTGTTATCCATCTGAAGCTCAAGCAGAAAAGAGATTAGCACAAATTAAAAAAATTTAAAGAAAAAGCACCAATTAAAATAAAGAGAACAAAAGAACAACAAAGTTATGAATATAAAAAAGATTGTGTAATGTGTGTGGAAGGAATATCTGATATAAATGATATACAAGAATGGTTAGGTTTTTCATATAAAGCATATTTAGCACAAATTGGTATTGTTCTTTCTGCTTATGATTTTAAACAAATAAAAGCAGTTAATGAAATTGAATTAGAAGCTGGTTATTTGACAGGAACTCAGGTTGAAAAATTAAGAGGAGTGTTAGATACTGGATTTAAGAAAGGAATGGGACTTAAAGAAATGTCAAAATTAGTAGATAAAGAAGTTAAATTAAAAGATTTATATAGGATGACATCAGAAGGAGATATTAAATTGGGAGCATCTGGATTTCCAATATTATCAAAAAGTGCAGACAAAAGAGCTATTGCAATTGTAAGAACAGAAACAACAAGAATGGCAAATGCAGGAGCAGTAAAATATTATAAAGAAAATAAAATTAAACAAGTGAAATGGGTAGCATCTATTGGAGACAGAACGTGTGAGATATGTTCAGCTTTGGATGGGCAGATATATGAAATAAATAGTCATCCAGAAATACCTCAGCACCCAATGTGCAGATGTACGATTTCGCCAGTTGTGGAGTTGAAATAATGGGACAAATTCATGGACCAACATTAGGAAGTCCAGCAGCAATAGTTGATGAAGGTGGAAGATTGTATGTTAATACTCTTATAAATGGAGTAAAAGTTAGAGGAAGTGGACTTGTTATTTTTCCAAAAGATCATGATAGGCAGATAATGGGTAAGACATTTTTAACGGGGTCTACATTTTATAATATTACAGATGGTGGAATTGTTTCAATTATGATAGCAGTTGGAAGTTGTGATTTGTATAATCAAGTTGACATTCGTTCAGATGGCAATGCAAATTTAATATTTTATGAGAACTGTCAAGTTACAGATAGTGGAAATCAATTATATATTATGAATGAAAATCGATATTGTGGAAGCATTATGAATACTACAATTTGGGAAGGTCCAACAATTGGTGCAAGTGGAGATATTATTCATACTGCAATGTTTTTAGGAGGAAGTGGACCAGGAACAAAATTTGCATCTGCAGCAGTAGGAACTGGAGTGCATGGTGAAGATTTGATATTATGTAATGGTTCATGTTATTTAATTAAATTAGAAAATCTTGCTTATAGAAAATTAAGTTTTGATTGGAACTTGAAGATGCACGAACATTGTTAAAATGGAACAAATATACAAAAACTTATATAAAGACGAAGAAGGAAGATACGTATTTGCAAATGATGAAGATACAAGGTATATTGTTGACCAACAATCTTATCTTTTAATTTATATATTAGAAACTCTATTAAAAACAATTGAAGGAGAAAAAGATATATTTTTAAATAATGAAAAAGGAGAACAAAATGAAAAGACCTAAATGTGCAGTTGCATTTTGTGAAAATGGTGCGTTAGTGCTTTATGGAGATAAGTGGATCTGTGGAGAATGTTTTGTTTCAATATTAAAAAAAGAATCACAAAGAAAAGATAAAATGATTGAAGAACTTAATAAAGAAAATGATAAAAATAAATAATAAATGGAAACATACAGAAGAAGAAAAAAGAAAGATGAAAAAAAATATGAAAGAAAGTAAAATAGATATCAAAAAAGGAAAAACATATGAAGAATATTATGGAAAAGACAAAGCAAAAGAAATAAAACAAAAGTTAAGTGAACAAACATTATCAAGAAGTCAAAAGATTTATGATAAAATAAGTAAAGCACTTAAAGGAAGAATGTTTTCTAAAGAGCATTGTAAAAAATTAAGTGAAAAGAGTAAAGGAAAAACAAAAACAAAAGAGCATTGTAAAAAAATGAGTATTTCAAAAAACGGAGTAAATAATCCAAATTGGCGAGGTGGCATTACTTATAATCCATATGGAATAGAATTTGATAATAATTTAAAAGAAATAATTAGAAAAAGAGATAGTTATATTTGTCAAATATGTGGTAAAACACAACAAAAAAGAAAACATCAAGTTCATCATATAGATTATAATAAACAAAATAATGATTTAAAAAATCTTATTATTTTATGTTTATCTTGTCATATAAAAACTAATTATAATAGAAAATATTGGATTAAATATTTTAAGGAGGACTTAGAATGACGATTTTATATTGTCCAAATTGTAATCAACGATATACAGTTGGGTTTGATTGCACAGACTTTGTTCATGAATGTAATAGTGGAAATGATGCAATAGATCAAGAAGATGTAGCAGTAACAGGAGATTGGGAAGATTATTCAGGAAGCGGAACAAAATCATCACAAGAAGTATTAAGACAAGGAATGGCTAATGAACTTCAAGGAACTAGAGCAGGAATTGAAGGAGAAGATAAGGAAGAAGAAACAAGAAGAGGAGTAAGAGCAAGCACTCATAGGCAAAGACAACATCTTCAATTTATAAATTTAAAAAATGAAAAATTAAATTAAAATGGAAAAAGAAATAAAAGAACAAATAAAAGAAAATGAAGAAGTTGAAGTTAAAAGAGATATTCAACAATTTATGAATGATATGCGATTAATTAGCGAACAAGCTAATGATAAAAATTTAGTAAAACCACTATTTGATTATGGAAGTTTAGAAGTAACAAATTATTTATTATGGTTACTTTTGGGAGAAGCTGTAGATTTAAATAATAAATTAGAAGAGGAAGAAGACTGATGGCTGAAATGTTAATGGATGGATTAGGAAGCGCAAATTATGCAATTGTAGATGATAGTAATAGACTTTGGACTACTGGAAGTATTACTAGCATGCCTGCTGTAACTATAACAGCTGCTGCTGATCCTGCAACAACAGAAATTGGAACTACAAGTTTAGGTTCAGCATCATTAGTCGGAGCTTATGATGGAGTAGATGATGTTCAAGCTTTAAGAATTATAAATGGTTCTCATTTATTAATTGCAGGAAGTATAAGTTCAATGCCAGCAATAACTTTAGGAGCCGCTTGGACTGGAGTTGGTAGTGTTCGTGTTTCAAATCCAGTAGAAATTAGTGGAATAAATGATATTGGCAGTGTAGTAATTAGTTCAGCACCACTTCTCGGAGTATCTGGAGCAATATTTGATTCTGGTGATATAACAGGAAGTGTAGTAATATCATCAGCAACAAAATTAGGCGTTTCAGGAATAGTTGAAGTGTCAAATACTATTCAAACTGCTGGAAGCATATGGTCAATGCCTAAAGTAACTGTTGGGAGTGTTTATGCTACTGTTGATTCTGTTTATATTCAAAGTGGAGACAATATTGCTGTTACAAGCATGCCAACAGTGACTGTAGATGCAAGTAATTTAGATATTCGTGATTTAACAAGTGTAAGTGATAGTGTTGAAATTACCGGAACAACGGAGATTGGTTCAGTAGTTATAAGTTCAGCTCCTTTAATAGGTGTATCTGGAGGAATATTTATAGATGGAAAAATGACAGGTTGTATGGCTATGAAAGGAATAGGCAGCATTATTATAAGTTCTTCTACTAGAATTGGGATTTCAGGAAATGTTGATATTAATGATGCAATTGAAGTTGGAAGTTATACTTATCAAAATATTTATGCACCAGCAGATAATCTTATTCAAAGAATTGATTATTCAGGTGTAATGAATGTGCCGATTTATATTGGATTGGCAGCGCCAGGAACAGCTAATGATGCAGCAGGATGGCAATTAAAACAATTAAGTTATAGCACTAATAGTATGGTTAGCGGAATTTTATTTGGTTCAGGAAATGTAAATTTTGATAAAAAATGGGATGATAGAGCAGATGGAGGTGCAGAATATAGTTAAAATGGATCAAAGAATTAGAACAATAATATTAGCAGGATGTATTGGATTTTCATTTATTTTATTAATTAGTGCTGTTCAAATGAAAACTACTTATAATCCTTTTACTGGAAAAATGGATTATATATTAGATGAAGTCGGATTGAATGGTACTTTAAATTCAATTGCTTGGAATAAAACAGGAACAGATGTATATCTTCATCATATAGGAGATAGCATTGGTATTGGAACTAGTTTCCCAGTCCTAAAACTTGATGTGAACGGAAGCATGAATGTTTCAGGAACAATAAATGTTTCAAACTTAGTTTTAGGAAATGTTTTGATAAGTTCTTGGGGTTCTGTTAATGTGAGTGATACAGATACAAATTGTTCAAATGGATTATGTAAAGAATTAATTTATTTTGCCAACGGAACTTTATTTAATCAAACAATTTTAGCAGAATTAATAAACAACACAATCACAGACTCAAACGCCTCATGGCTTTCAACTTATAATGCTACTTATTTAGGGATAAATACAACTGCTAATATTCAAGATTTATTAAATTCATCAAGTATGTTTTTTAATGTTTTAAATTCTTCTCAATATTGTATAGATGATGTTTGTATTAGTGCTTGGTCTTCTGTGAATATTTCAGGAGTAGGAGATTTTAGTTTTACAGACTTCCATGATTCATGGCTTTTAAATTTCACAATTAATTCAAATCTTTCCCATATTGGGAATATTTATAATTCAACTTCTCTAATTTTTGCACAAATGAACAACAACACAGCGACGATTGGACAGTTATATAATGCAACTTCCTTAATCTATGCTAATCTAATAAATGTTACAGCAAAACAAGCCTTGACAATTAATACAACAGCAAACATTCAAAACTTGTTAAATTCAACTGGGATTTATTCAACTCCATTAACAATTAATACTACAAAAAATATCCAAAACTTATTAAACAACACAGCAATGAATTTTTCAGATATAACTTTGTCACAAAGGATAACTTTTGCTTTTGGAGAAATAATTG